GCGTGCGACGGCTGAGCGACAACTGGAGACAGACATCGCGGCCGTAGATGCGGAACTGAGTATTCTGAGTAAGCGTGATGCGCTTCTTACACCCAAGGTGAGACATGCGGAACTACCGGCAGATGAGGATGATACCGGACTTAATGATACTGAACCGCCGCCACCTTAGTAGTCTCAATAACCATACCGGAGTCCGCACTAAATAGTCGTATGCCAGAACTTTCCACAACATTTAGTACTACGCGAGAGTACAAAGACTTGTCATTGACGTTCGCAAAGAACCCGATCACAAACGATGTCGTGGCGGTAACTGGTGCGGACGCGGTCAAGCGGTCATTGCGTCTCCTGCTGTCGTTGAATGTCGGAGAGACGCCGTTCTTTCCTGAGTACGGCACACGGCTGCGCCAATTGTTGTTTGAACCCATCGATCCGATTACGACCGTAATGCTTCGTCAAGAGATTGTAGCGACGATTGTGGCGTTCGAACCGCGTGTCACCATTCGGCAATTGTCGGTGATCCCGAGTGCCGATGAACACACCTATGCGGTTAACTTGTTCTTTTCTCTCGTCAATCAGACTCAACCACTTACGTTGACTCTATATCTTTCACGGTTGCGATAACATATGGCGACATTACCTTCACAAATTCAGATTTCAGAACTTGACTATGATCAGATTGTTACGAATCTGATCACATTCATGAAAGCGGACCCAACCTTTTCCGACTACGACTTCTCGGGTAGTGGGTTACGGTTGCTAACCCGCGTGCTTGCTTATGTCACGTTCTATAACAGCTACTACTTGTCCGCGGCGGTGAACGAGTCATTTCTCGATACCGCACAGTTGCGGTCGTCCGTAGTCTCACACGCGAAGATGCTGGGCTATAACTCCCACGGTGTGCGGAGTGCCAGCTACGACGCGAATGTAACCGTGACGGTGGCCAACACCGCGCCGGCCACAATCACGCTGCCGAAGAATACACAGTTCGTATTACAGTCGAATACTAGCACAACCTTTTACAACGTGGCGGATAGTGAGCTTACACAAAATACTTCTGACAGTACTTACCAAGGAACGGACATCACGCTCGTTGAGGGGAGTTCAACACAGTATCGATTTACGGTTGATCTGAATGATCCTACGCAACGGTTTATTATTCCAAACGCCAATGCAGACTTCGGTCGTATTAGTGTGACCGTGCAGACGAGTGCGACAGTCAACACGACAACGACATTCACGGAAGCCACAAACCTGTTGTTAGCCAACAGCACTTCAAATATCTTCCTTGTCTCGGAAGCCTATGGTGGTTTTCCTGAATTGAAATTTGGTAACGATGTTATTGGTGCCTCGCTGGAGAATAGTAATATCGTCATTGCGGATTACTATATCAGTCGCGGTGCCGCGGGGAACAACATTCGTGGTCCGTTTAGCATCGACGACACGTCCATCGCCGGGTTGGTGACTGGTGTCACCGCGACAATCGATGCGAACACGGTACCTAGTACTGGCGGCGATGATCAGGAAACCATTGAGGACGTGCGCTATCTGGCACCGCTCACCTACGCAACACAGAACCGTACGGTGACGGCGGATGATTACAAGACACTCATTCTTCAGAACTACTCTGCGTCCATTGCCGCCATCACGGTGTTTGGTGGAGAAGAAGGTAACCCAACCGATCCCGCCGAACGTCCGGTCTACGGCCGTGTGTATATTGCGATCAAGCCAACCTACGGGCTTCGGTTGACGGAAACGCTGAAGAGTACCATTGTTGAAACGCTCGTTAAGCCACACAGCATTGTTGGTGTCATTCCCGAGATCATCGATCCTGACTATGTGTATCTCATCGTCACGGCGCAAGTCCAATACGATCCTAAAACGACAACGCGCACGAAGCAGCAGTTGGCTACCGTCGTGGCCGCAGCTATTGATACCTACGCGAATGAGAACATTGAAAAGTTTGACACGTCGTTCCGGTTCTCGCGGCTCACACGGGCCATTGATGATGCGGATCCCACCATTTCAAGTTCGTTGACACAAATCGAATTACAGAAGCGTGTCTTTCCGAATCTTGGGGCGAGTAACACATTGGTGGTTAAGTTTGGCGGCGCGCTCTATAAGTCGGGGACCGTCTCTGCGATTCTTGAAGCAACGTCGCATCGGTTTAGTTATCTCGATAGCGCCGGCACGTCATATGAGAACTGCTTCGTTCGCGAGAGTGCTGGTGCGCTTGATGTAGTGACGTATGTAACGCAAAGTGGCGTACGAACACTCACGGTGATCGATACGGCGGTTGGTACACTCGATGTGGCGACGGGTGTGATGCGGTTAGCCAATTTCGCGCCACAAACCATCGAGGGTGGAGCGGTGGACATCTGGTTTACCGCGTTGCCCGCCGCAGGTGATATGACTCCAAAACTCAACCGTATGTATACCGTAGAGACCGATACGATCACTGTCGAGGTGATAGACAGTACGACCGTCTCGCCGGATGTAGGGTTCCATCAGGGTGGCAGACTTCGATAATATATGCGACCATATCAACCCGGCCAAGAGTTTTACAATCTCATCAAGACCGCAATACCTGACTTTGTAGAGTCAGAGTATCCGGTCTTTGTTGAGTTTGTGATGGCGTTCGTACACTTCTTAGAACAAGAACGTACGACAACGACCGCAACGATAACGCCAGAGTTTGGTCCGTCCACCAGTAATACCACCACGACCACCACGGTTGGTGGTCCGCTTTATGAAGCCCGCAAGCTCTCGGACTATCGAGATACCGCAACGACATTGGACGAGTTTCGTCCGCGATTCTTTGCGATGTTCGCCAACGAATTTCCACAACACAGTCATATCAGCGCCGATTGGTTTGTGCGGAGCTTGCGGCAGTTCTATCAGAACAAAGGCACGACCGAGAGCATTCGTTGGTTCTTCCGCGCATTCTTCAACGAAGAGGCGGAAGTCTATTTTCCGCGTGATGATATCTTCACGGCGTCCGAGGGAACGTGGGATGCGCCCCGGACGCTGAAGGTATCCAATCCACTCGCGGAGTATACGAACACCGGCACCATCATATATTACTCGGCGAACACGGATGTCAATACGTATTATACTGGGCAGCGTATTATCACCGGTACCGGCCAAGCAATTGTCGAACGAGTGGTTAGCTATATTGTCGGCGGCACCGCCAACCAGCGCCACGAAATTCATGAACTGACACTTCAGCACGGCAGTGTGGGTGGAACGTTTAGTGAGGATCAATTACTCTACAACATCGATACTCCAAACAAGAGGGTCATCACCCGCATTCTACCTGTCATCACCGAGATCACGGTGGATATTGGCGGCACCAACTATGCACCGGATGATCTGGTGCTGGTGTCCGAGGGCCCTGCCGGTGGTGGTGGATTCGGTGCCTACGGTGTTGTAAGCAAAACGTCTAATGGCGCTATCGGTGGTATTACTATCGATGCTGGTGGATCCGGCTTCAGTGTCGGTGAGCCAGTCCTGTTCTATAGTGCATCGGGAAGTGGTGGCGGAGCGAATGTCGCGACACTTGCGAACACACAAACAGCACTCTACCTTGACGTAATTCTGGATCCGTTTACGAACGCAACAGCAACCGTCACGATGGGTGGTGCTGAAGGAACGCCTGCTAATACGTATTCCGCAGCTAGCCAGAACACATGGACTATAGATACGACGGCCGCCACAGTGTTCGCCGCGGCAGATACGAAACCGTACTATACACCGTGGGTCTGGACAAACTCAGGAAACACGACGGCGACATTGGCGAACGTGTCCATCCTCACAGATGACATTTCTACCGCACCGTTCTTTAGTGAGAATGTGGCGACTGCTGCGGGATACACGGGGCAGGTGTACACACTCAGTTCGGCGACGGACACCACATCGAACACATCGACCGCCACGGTTAATGCGACTCCCGTAGGATACTTCACTGGGGATCTCGCGGGGAACGTTAGTCACACGGTTGGCGCCACGAAGCTCTACTTCGACAATGTGGGGAACCTCAGTGGGTTGACAACGGGGTTGTATGTCAAACAGGATTATGCAAACCTACAAGTTGGCACAGTCACCACGAATGGAACGAACACCGTCATCGGTGTGGCCACCCTCTTTTCACAGACGCTCTCTGTTAATTCACACGTCCGTATTGGAAACGTGTCGAGTGGTTATGATGTCGTGGTTAAGACGATTAACAGTAACACCTCCTTTACTGCGTACACCACTTCGAATACTGTCACGGCGAACACCTATGGTACCTATGCGATAGGGTATGTGCGTACGCTCTACCCACGGGCGCAGACATCCTATGGTGCCGTGAACACTGTTGCGCTGTCTTCTATTGGTAGCGGATACGCCGTCTCGCCATTGGTGCTTGTGGATAGTGTCGATGCGCGAGCGCAGGAGTTGTTCTACTACGACACCGATGCGGGCGCTGTGACAAGTACTGTCGGCCGCGTCTTCGGCGTGTATGCAGACGCCATCTTGACGGTAGTGGAAGGTGCCGGACAGATCACCCGTGTGAAAATGCAGAATACGGGCGTGCTGTATACTGATGCGAATACTGTCAGCATTAGCGTCACACGGGCGGCCGCGGAAATAGGTGATCCTGATCAGGTGCAGGTTAGTGCCACGTTGACACCTGTCATCGGCGCAGAGTCGCAATACGAAGGGCAGTTCACTACGACAAAGAGCTTCCCGTCCGAGAACAAATATCTTCAGGACGGTGAGTACTACAACAACTACACCTACGTCATTCGTGCCGCGCAGTCGTTTAATCGCTATAGCGATGTGCTGAAGAAGATCTTGCACCCGGCCGGGTTCCGTGCCTACGGCAAGTTTGTGGTCACCTCAGAAGTGCCTGTGACTGTTACGGGAATGACGGAAACCGCTCTTGTGGATCTCAGTTCATTGTCGCAGTCGCCATCGGCGTCTCTGTCACCATCAGCATCAGTGAGCCCGTCAGCGTCGGTGAGCCCGTCGAGTTCGTTTAGCCCGTCAACGTCGGTGAGTCCGTCGAGTTCGTTGAGCCCATCGAGTTCGTTGAGCCCATCGAGTTCCATATCACCGTCTCTGTCACCATCAACATCAGTGAGTCCGTCAACTTCGACCAGTCCGTCAAGCTCCGCGTCTGGGTCAGTGAGCCCGTCAACGTCGGTGAGCCCGTCGAGTTCTGCATCGCCGTCAATCAGCCCGTCGAGTTCGGCGTCGAGTTCATTGAGCCCGTCGGGTTCATTCAGCCCGTCAACCTCCACATCGCCGTCGGCGTCACAGTCGAACAGTCCGTCGAGTTCTGGCAGTCCGTCGAGTTCGTACAGTCCGTCGCCATCTTCGTCACTGTCTGCGAGCCCGTCAAGCTCAGTGAGCCCGTCGAGTTCGCAGAGTCCGTCAAGCTCTTCGTCACTGTCTGCGAGCCCGTCAAGCTCAGTGAGCCCGTCGAGTTCATTCAGTCCATCGAGTTCGGTGAGCCCGTCAAGCTCCGCGTCGGCCTCCGTGAGCCCGTCAAGCTCCACGTCGGCATCGGTGAGCCCGTCAACGTCAGTGAGCCCGTCGAGTTCGTTCAGCCCGTCGAGTTCGTTCAGCCCGTCGAGTTCGTTCAGCCCGTCGAGTTCTACCTCGGCGTCCGTGAGCCCGTCGAGTTCAGCGTCGCCGTCGGTGAGCCCGTCAAGTTCCCGTTCGGCATCTCAGTCAGTGAGTCCGTCGAGTTCGGTGTCGCCATCTAGTTCGGTGAGCCCGTCAAGTTCCGTTAGCCCGTCTGGTTCCACAAGTCCGTCTGCGACATTTAGTCCGTCGAGTTCCGTGAGCCCGTCGAGTTCGGCATCTCTGTCGTACAGTCCGTCGAGTTCGTACAGTCCGTCGAGTTCGGTGTCTGCTTCGGTGAGTCCATCAAGCTCAGTGAGCCCGTCGAGTTCATTTAGTCCGTCAAGCTCTTCGTCACTGTCTGCGAGCCCGTCAAGCTCAGTGAGCCCGTCAAGCTCAGTGAGCCCGTCGAGTTCGCAGAGTCCGTCAAGCTCTACGTCACTGTCTACGAGCCCGTCAAGCTCAGTGAGCCCGTCGAGTTCGCAGAGTCCGTCAAGTTCGGTGTCGGCATCGGTGAGCCCGTCGAGTTCATCGAGTCCGTCGGCGTCGGGGTCTGGGACTATTAGTCCGTCCGCGTCATTTAGTCCGTCCGCGTCGAGGAGCCCGTCAAGCTCACCGTCAATTTCATTCAGTCCATCGAGTTCGTCCAGTCCGTCACCGTCAGTCAGTCCATCGAGTTCAGTGAGTCCGTCGAGTTCGGTGTCGGCATCTGTGAGCCCGTCAAGCTCATTCAGCCCGTCAAGCTCAGTGAGCCCGTCGAGTTCGGTGTCGCCGTCGAGTTCGACATCAGCGTCAGTCAGTCCGTCAAGTTCTGGCAGCCCGTCGAGTTCAGTGAGCCCGTCAAGCTCCGCGTCGGCATCTGTGAGCCCGTCAACGTCAGTGAGCCCATCAACGTCAGTGAGCCCGTCAAGTTCATTCAGCCCGTCAAGTTCGTTCAGCCCGTCGAGTTCGACATCAGCGTCAGTCAGCCCGTCGAGTTCGGTGTCGCCATCGAGTTCGGCGTCGCCGTCAGTGAGCCCATCAACGTCAGTGAGCCCGTCAAGCTCCGTGAGCCCGTCAAGCTCCACGTCGGCATCGGTGAGCCCATCGAGTTCGTTCAGTCCGTCAAGTTCGTTCAGTCCGTCGAGTTCGTTCAGCCCGTCGAGTTCGGCGTCGCCGTCGGTGAGCCCGTCGAGTTCGTTCAGTCCGTCAAGTTCGTTCAGTCCGTCAAGTTCGTTCAGTCCGTCAAGTTCGTTCAGCCCGTCGAGTTCACCGTCGCCGTCGTTGAGCCCGTCGAGTTCGTTCAGTCCCTCATCGTCGTTTAGTCCGTCTAGTTCGTTTAGCCCGTCGGCATCGGTGTCCCCGTCAGCGTAAATGGATCACCGCTAAATACATTATGAGTTTCCGTACAGGTCACATCTATTATGCCCACTAACGATACACGTAAATATCTGACATTTTTGTCGAAGCGTTTGAATGAAACGCTGGTGACGAACGAGAAATACGAGAGTCTCGTTACGACATTTCAGAGTTATCTAGCCGATACCTCGACGGCGGCCGAGGTGAATACGCTGATCGACGATCTTGGCGATATTAGTTCGCGACTCTATTTGGGCATTGGACGCCCGGTTGCGTGGGATAACGATAACGCTCCACCGACGCCGGAGACAACGACACAAGCTGTGGACTACATATGCTGGCGTGACTTGATGGCGATGAAGCGTATTGAAAGTGCGAATACCGCATATGTCATTTCGCGTGTAAACTGGGAAACCAATACCATCTATACACAGTACGACGATACCGTCGAAAATATTGCGAACACGAACGTGTATGCGCTCGACACCAATGAACTTCCATACAAAGTCTACAAGTGCCTGTGGAACAATAATGACGGCCGCAGCACGACCGCTCCGAGTACGACAGGGAATACCGTCAGCCCTGTGGCTACCGCTGACGGATATGTCTGGCAGTACCTCTATAGTATTACAACGGATGACTATCAGTTCCTCACGACATCGTGGATGCCTGTGCGTACGGATAGTTTAGTCCGCACCTATGCGACCGACAATCCCGGTAAGTTGTCAACCGTCGTGCCCTGTATTATGACTGCCAATGGCACGAACTACGATCCAGCGGGTACGTTGACGGTGACTGTCACGGGCGACGGAAACGGCGCGATCATCGCTGCGAATACTTTGAGTTTGACATTCACGTCAAACACGACTACGAATATCACACCGTCGAACGGTGGTATTGGGTATACGACAGTAGATACGATTATCGTGGAACAGTCCGGCCGCGCAGTCGGTTCAACGAATGCGACGGCGCGTATGATTATTCCTGTGTATCCTAATCACGGATATGACCCGCAACGCGAGTTGGGTGCTTCGGCCATTATGTTGAACACCACGTTGCAAGATGACGAAACCGATCAACTATCAACGGTGAACGACTATCGACGGATTATGTTGATTGACAATCCACTCTTGGCGAATGGCGCAAGTGCCAATGGATCGTTTTACCGACAGACGTTCGACATTACTCTCTCTGCCAATACGGGTGTCTTTGCGCCGGACGATGGAATCAAGGTAACAAACAACACCGCGTATGCCGTCACTGCTACGGTGGTAGATACGGTTCTTGTATCCAGCGTGCCCGTGGTGCGTGTGACGGATATCAACGACAAGGGCCGTGATGTGGCATTTCAAATTGGCGACGAAGTCACAGATACGACAACCGAGGGTGTCATTGGTGTAGTCTCAGCGATATCTGCGCCTCAACTGAAACCTTTCTCCGGTGATGTGTTGTATGTCGATCAACGGGCGCCCGTCACACGGGACCCCAATCAAGCGGAAGATATCAAATTAATCTTTCGATTTAATTAACTAAATATGATAGAATACTTCTTCATAAACGAGATACTGAATGGCACTTAGCAACACCACAGAAAATACGCTGCGAACGACACCGTATTACGATGACTATTACGAAGTCGCCAACACGACCACTGGGCTGTTGCGTGGTGATGACTTCGACTTTCATCGAATCATGTTTCGTCCACGCTACGGTGTTCAGGCGCGTGAACTAACGCAGATACAAACACTTTTACAGTCGCAGTTGGAGCATCTCGGCACGACGCAGTTCCGTGATGGGGATCGCGTCCTCGGCGCGTCGTTGACGATTGATACATCCGCTAATAGTGGACAGGTACTTGCGACCACGAATCTGGCGAGCTTCTTCAATCGCACCACGAATGACGGCAAGTATGTTTATGCCAAAGTGGCAGGAGTAACGGATCTCACGACCACGGGGCGCATCACACAGTTTGTCTCGATTGATGACGCCGAAACCACGAACAACTATCTCGTCTTCAAATACACCAGCACCAACACCTTTGGCGCGGAAGGCGTTATTCAGGATCGCGATGACGCGACGGTAACGGCGACGTTCGCAGCGGGAGCGAATTCGTCTGTCTTTCATAGTGCATCCACGATTAGTGTGGATGAAGGGGTGATGTTTGTCTCCGGCTTCTTCGTACGCGTCAAGCCGCAGACTATCGTGCTTGATGCGCTAACGAACACTCCCTCCTACCGGGTCGGTATGGAAGTCGTGGAAGAGTTCCTCGATGAACTGGATGATGTCGTCGGTGCGTCACTCCTTGATGAAGCGAATCGTAGCGCCGTTGGCGCACATCGGTTCCGTGTTCGTCTGACCCTGTCGAAGCGAGCTATTACGGACACTGCGGATGCTGGATTCATTGAGATCGCTCGCGTCGTTGACGGGCAGATTCTCTACACGCAATCTAATGCAAAATATGTCACGGCCGCTGAACTGAAGCTCACGCTCGCACGGCGTACCTACGACGAGTCCGGCGACTATATGATTCGCCCGTTCTTGCCCGTAGTGGAAGCTGCGAGCTTGGCCAATTCTACGAACTCTGCGGATATCACAACTCTCCAGTTATCGCTCTCGTCAGGAAAGGCGTATGTGCGTGGGTTTGAAATGGAAACCACCGCGCCGGTGCGGCTGAGTATTGACAAGGGACGAACGACGGAATCGGCGACCAATCGAACACTACCCGCGACCGTAGGAAGTTACCTGCTAGTCAACCGTGTCTCTGGTACAACGGCGCCGAACAACTATTTTGTTGGCACCACGACAGTAGACGTACACTCTGTTGCGCCGACGAGTATTGATACGGCAAGTGCGACGACGTACGCGTACTCGAAGATTGGTACCGCGAAGGTTCGAATGCTGGAAAGCTATAGTGTTCCACTCGCGGCCGCCATTTCGGAACTTGCGAACAGTAGCGTCTACAAACTCTTTACATACGATTGGAATTTTACAAGTCTCACAGGAAATCTAGCGAGTACAGCCACGATTGTTGATGGAGCAATCCAGTTACCGGTTGCGGTAGGAGATGGGTTCCCGGCTGTCAACACAGCAATTACGGGGGCAACCGTCGTTCTTAGTGGTGCGGCTTCTCCGGTAACGGGCACGTTCACCGCTAATAGCTACCACTTTCTCGGTTCGGACGCGTATATCACGCTGAAAGAATATCTTGCTGTACTGCCAAATGCGAATACCACCTATCGTTTGTTATTCCAGCCAAGAGACGCGGATGCGTTTACGTTGTATGATGCTACAAAAGCTTACGACAATGCGATATATGCGGACAATCTCTCTTTCCAAGCGAACGTAGCGCCTGCTGGAAAGATTAACGGCACACCCAACGGCTATTCACTGATTAGTTCCACGGGCACCAACAAACTGATTTACCAGCTTCCCGAAAAGTTTATCGAGTCGGGAAGTATTGACACAAGCACCGCAACGTTCTCTACGTGGCATGCGTCGGCTTCAAATACTCGGACCTTCAGTAGCGCCACTAGCGGCGCGCTGTCACTTTCGTTCGCAGGAAATACCTTTAGCATTCCCGCAGGAACCTATACGGCAGAAGAAGCTCGAAAGTATTTCACGATCTTTGATATCACCGCTGATGCAAATGGATATGGTCAAGTTGTCCAGTTTACCGATTCCACGCCGACCGGGAGCGAGCGAGCGATTAACGGCGTGAGTATCTCTTCTGCTGGTTCGCCAACAGGAAGTGAGTATCACCTATCATTCACGTACTACCACGGCGCGTCAACGAGTGATACGCGCACCTTCATCGCGACTGGTAAAGCTCTCGTCACTGGTTCGTCCGCACGAACGAAAAACTATTATGTTGGTAATACTACGAGCTACCATGCGTCTGCAACGACCGCGTTGGTTAATGGACAGGTGGAATATCATACGCTGAACACGGCGCCGAGCTTTGCGTATTCGCTTCGCACACATGATGTGACGAATCTGCGGAAGGTACTGTATAAGAGCAGCAACACGGTCTTCTCTACTGGAGATATGTCTACCGCCACGGATGTTACGTCGCACTTCAGACTGGATACGGGGCAACGCGACAACCATTACAACTACGGCCGCGCCATTGTCGGGACGGGCGCAAGTGCTGTGATCGTCACGACTGGGCGTCTGCTGTTTATCTTTGACCACTTCATGCACTCGGGTATTGGATACGCGACGGTGGATAGTTATCTCTCGACGAACAATGTCGATAAGGGCATGACGTACGATACCATTCCCACGTATGTCTCTCCGAAATATGGGCGAGGGACGAACTTGCGAGCTTGTCTGGACTTTCGTGTCGCGCAAGGCCATTATGGGGCGGCGACCGGAAATGTTGCGTTGGTGTTTGCGTCAACAAATACGAGTGCCAACAGCACATATGCGGCCAGCGATGGTACGCCCTATCTTATTCCCGTGTCCGACGATATCTGGAATGGTGATTACGATTACTATCTGGCGCGGAAGGATGCTGTATCGATTACCGCCAACGGAGCGTTCCATGTCACGAAAGGACAGGCTGCGGTATTCCCAGAGGCGCCGCATATCGAAGCAACAGACTTGTTGCTCTATCGATTGACTATTCCTGCATATACGCTCGTTGATGGGGCGGGCATTCCTACTAATGTCACCGTGAAGTCGTACGACTACAAGCGATACACAATGCGGGACATCGCAAAGGTGGACGACCGTGTAAAGCGGGTAGAGTACTATACGGCACTGTCGCAACTGGAACGCCTCACGCTTGACACGACGGAACTAGATGCCGACGACAACGAGCGGTTCAAGAACGGGATTGTGGTGGATAATTTTACAAGCACCGGAACCGCGCATGTGTCCCATATAGACTTCGCCGCGTCCATTGACACACGCAAGCACGTACTACACTCCGCGTTCAGATCGTTCTCGACGCAGTTCAGCACGGACTATGCGAACACCACCACGGCTGGTATTACCGTTGTTGGTGATATCGCCATTCCGGCCTATACGACGGAGGAGTTCATTTCACAGCCGTTAGCAACCAAATCGGTTTCGGTAAACCCATTTGATATCGGTTCCTTCTACGGGAAGATTCAATTGTCACCAGCGGTGGATACGTGGAAGTCTACCACGACACTTCCGGCACAGGTAATAGACGGGGTGGTCCGACGCAAGCGTGGATCAATGCAAACCTGCCTGCGTACACGGTGTGGGGTGAATGGAATACGACATGGACCGCAACAGCACCCGAAGAAGAAGAAGAAGAAGAGAATGGCACAGAATGGCGTGTCAACGAGGGGAGTGAGAGCGCAAAGGCAGGCGAGTATAATTGGCGAAGTTGGGAAGCCTGGGACGCCGCCGGTAATCCACCACTCGTAAGACGGACCGACGTTTGAGCGACGGCTAACACATAACTTTCGAAGGACACTATGTCAGAAACAGTAACCGCATCTGTGTCGGAACGCACAGGCACCGAATTTTCATACACCTCGCAAACGAATACACAGTCACTTGGCAACGTGATTTTGGACACCTCTGTTGTTCATAGTATCCGAGCCCGAGACGTTGTGTTCGCCGCCAATGGGTTGCGTCCGAATGCCACGCTGTATCCGTTTTTTGATAGTGTGTCGGTGCAAAAATATGTGCAGCAAGCAAATGTGCTTGAACTGAACCCCGTCGCTGCGAGTGACATTCCCTCGGGCACCTTCTTCATTGGACAGACGCTCTATGTGAAAAAAGCCTTGACGGGGACCGTAAGCACTATCACCAATTCAACGGCAGTCACCGGAACCAGTACTGAGTTTGACTTCGAATTGTTGTCGAATCAGTTGGTGCGTGTCAAGTCTGGTGTGGATGTGTTTGATCGATACATCGCCAGTGTTTCGTCAAACACCGCCGCGACCTTCGATAGCAATGCTGCCCTCAGGTTGAATGGTGCAACCCTTTACACATTGACCCGTGTCGTGGTCGCAGATGTCACCCCGCGTTTGTCGAACTCGGGCGCTACGATCACATACACACTCAAGTGCACTCGGGCGCAGCAGGATGTGGACGCTGATGCCATTCTTGGGCCCGGGCTGAACTACGGCAGTGCGACGGGTACATTTACGGATCGTGGATCGCGCCTCATTCTACCGGAAGATAATGGCGCGTATGCTCGGAAGTTTAGCTACGCCGCCGGGAGTTTGCGCCCCGAGAAAATGGCGAAAGATTCTGGTGTTGGCACGGTCGGTGCCGAGGTTATTTTGCCGATGTCCTCCCGTACGTCCAGTGTTCTCAGCGCGGCCAGTGTTGCGGTAGAAACAAAGACACTCACGGTTAACACGGCGGTGATTACCTCGGGCGTCGTGCGGGCGTATGATTCAAACAACCTTCGGTTGGACGTGGACATCACGGATACCAAAATCGCCAACACCACGGTGATCTATTTTGTCGGTGGGCCTGGCGCGGGACAGAGTGCGAGTGTCACCAACTATCACTCAGCGAACCAGACGGCGGTTATTGATACAAGCGCACTCACAGATATCACAGCGGGACAGACGATCTATAGCGTCGGGTCGTTGTCATCTGATGGGTTCCTTGCGAACAGTACGGTGACTGCGGGTGGTGCGGGTACCGTATCGGGGGTGCTTCATCTTCAGGAAGGGCAGTTCGCGACTGGTCAACGACTCTTCCGTTTGACGGATAGCAGTACAAACGATCTCTCAAGCGCCACGACCACCGCAGAAACCAACTATGTGGCCTCCGGTTTGTCGGTGTCGCAGCAACCCACTAGTATCGTATCTCGTACCACCAATGTCACGCGACGTGGTGTCCACGACTCTCGTTATTGGGAGAACGACACCTACACGTCATGCCCAGAAGGATGGGCAGATCCACTAGCGGAAACGTTCCTTGTGGATGCGACACGCTTTCCACAGGGTATCATGCTAGCCTCGGTGGACTTGGTGTTCTCAGCAAAACCTACCGATGACATTCCAGTCACGGTTGAACTTCGACCAGTTATCAATGGATATCCTTCGTCATATCAGGTAGTGCCGTGTGCGTCACCAGAAGGACAAGCGTCTACCACACTGCGGTACGACGCCGTGAATGTTGTCACAACGGATTTGTCTACCGCGTTCAGCAACACATCCGCGTACACGCGATTCACGATGCCCTCACTGGTTCACCTGTTGCCTGGTATTGAGTACGCCCTTGTGGTTCGCTCCGACTCTTCGGAATATAAAGTCTACACCGCCGAACTCGGCGCGCAGGTGCTTGGCACCGATAAGAAGGTTGCGAAGCAGCCCTATGCGGGCAGCTTCTTCAAGTCACAGAACGGATCGACGTGGACCGAAACACCATTTGAAGATATAATGTTCCGCTTGAACAAAGCAAAGTGGACATTGTCGAGTGGTGCGAACACTGGCATCCTTGTCGCCCGTGGCGTGCAACCGGCGACAACCAAGACATTTGATTCGATGACATTCTATCCGTATGAAGTTACCTTCCCGTTGGTGACATCGACGAGCTATTCGTTGAGCGTCAAGCCAGAAGGTTCTGGCACCGCAGTTGCGTATAGCGTTCAACCGAACAAACTGGTAGCGTTGTCCTCACGGTCGTTCTTAACCGGGAGCTACGACGCGAACGCTGCGCCACAGTTCTACCCTGCTTTTGCGAATAGTGCGCCAGCGGGTCAGACAGTCAGCGGGGTGTCAGCGAATACCATCGATACCATCGCCACACTCACAACGCGAAGCACTGATGTCGCACCGTATGTCGATCTGAAGAAGATGACTGTCCTTGGTATACAGAATCGCATCAATGAGATGGAACTGTATGCGACACAGTTTGTCATTCTCGATCCCGGTAGTGGCTATGCGAATGCGGCCGCAGCCACAGGCACCGTCACGACGGTCGCATCGTCTAACGTTGTGACAGGGACGGGCAGTGCGTTCCTCACCTCAGTTATTGTGGGACGAGATGTGGTGATCGGGGCCAACTTGGCGGTGACCGTTGCGTCCATCGAAAGCGACTCTCAGTTTACTGCGACAACGACCGCCGGTGAAGCCCGCGTCGCGAATGCGTTCTCGACCTTTGCGAACCTGACGATGACAATAAGCGCCAGTAATGTCGGTGCGAATGCAGTAGGATACGCAGTTGTATCCACCGTCAATAGTTCCATCGTCACGGGCACTGTTACTAGTCTTGTGTTAACGACTGACGGAAGTGGCTACCTCACTACGCCGACTGTTACGGTATCTGGCAATGCGGCGCTGACGTATCGTGGCGAGGACTCCGCACAGCATGGTAATGCGCTGACACGATACTTCACACGGGAGGTGTCGTTAGCGGAAGGGTTCGACGCTCGCGACATCAAGATGTACTTTGATGGATATCGCCCCGAGGGTACTAACTTCTATGCCTATTACAAGGTGCTATCGGGCACGTTGGATAGCGAGAGGTTTGCGGATCAGCCATGGCGATTGATGACACAAATCACGCCGGATGGAGTGATCAGCACACGTGCCACACAGTATCGGGAGTTTGAGTTCCGCACGCCGCAAAGTCAAGCGTTGACATCATCTACGGATACCACGGATCGGTTCAAAGTGTTCTCCATTAAAATAGTGATGTCTACCAACGATACGACCGTCGTGCCGAAGATTCGCAACTTCCGCGCTATTGCCTTGGATGAGTAATGCTGATACAGACCGATGACCGCAAGCATGTACGGGACACCTATAACAACGCGTTACTATTAACCGACAAAAAGGCTCTCACGCGGTCGCGGGCCCGACGCGAATCCGCGAAGGGCGTATTGTCCCTTAGATCTGAGATTGGCGAATTGCAAGCACATGTGTTACAATTGACCTTACATGTTGCACAACTTCTTAAGGTGAAATAATGGCTAAGATTGCTGGTAGTATCTGGGTCGAAGGAACCGCGCTTCATTATGTGGATAGCGGGGCTACAGAATATTATATTATCGGCACCAACAAGGGATCGGCCGGCGCCGGTATAAGCGGCTCAATCTGGATAGAGTCTGATCGTTTACGGTATGTAGATACCTCTGGAAACGTACGCGAATGTTCTACTATAAACACCCATGGCACAAACTCTGGCGCTATTGCCGGATCGCTGTGGATAGATAATACTGGGTCTGGCCAGCACCAGTTACGGTATACTGACACCGGCGCCATACAAAATAGCCCGCATGATGATGTGGCATTTGGGGACGTATCACATTCGGACGTGGCGCACACCGATACGACTACACACAACGATTCTGTGGCACACGGCGATGAACATGCTGACGATCATAGCGATACCGGAGGGAGCCACGGTGACGACCCGTTTGGTGATGGGGGCCCGGGCGAGGGTCACGGTGGCCATAACGATCATTCCGATGATCATGGCGATGAGACGACCAGCAGTACACACACCGACACCACGTACCATACCGACAGTTCTGGCCATTCGGACGTAGCACACACAGATGTTCCACACGCAGATGCCACACATGCTGATCAGCCCATTTCCGTGGGTGCGTAAAGTTTTACGGCAAAAATATTATGAGTATTGAGATTCGACCTGTTGGCGTCAGTTGTCAATTGCAATGCACCTATTGTTATGAAGAGGGAATGCGAGAAGAGCAGCGATCACATCGATATGATCGTGATGCGGTATTAGCCTCCATCAAAAAACTTGGTCCCAAGGATCATTTCTCTTTATTTGGTGGGGAGGCCTTGTTATTGCCACTCCATCACCTTGAGGAACTCCTGTCAATTTCCCATG